GCGAAGGACCGGATTTTCTCGCGGTTGCAGATCCCGGCGCCAGGCGCTGGCTATATCCACCTGCCGAGCTGGGCCGAGGATGAATATCTTGAGCAGCTGACCAGCGAAAAGAGGGTAACGCGATATCGGCGCGGCCGCGGGATGGTGCGTGAGTACATCAAGACGCGCGCCCGCAACGAGGCGCTCGATTGCGAGGTTTATGCCCTGGCGGCGCTCTATTCGCTGGGCAACATGACGGTGAGGCGCTTGGGGGATCTCGCAGAGGATGCTAACGAGCCACCGGATCCGAAACAAGAAGGGCGGACTAAGGAACCAGGTGCTAGAGCGGGTCATCGCAGCGGATGGGTGGATGGCTGGAAGGATTAAGCGAAAAGCATGACACTGGAGGTCGTCCCGGTCGCCAAACGTGGCTCTAAAGCCAACAGGGCGCAACGTTTTTGGGCTTCTGCGTAGTTATTCTCCACTTGCTGCGATTTCGTAGCGCAGCCACGCTGAGAATGTGGCGCCTCCCATTCCAGATGAAGTGCCGTTGGTGTTCACTGCCGGCGTGACGGTGAAATTCCGTCGAGCTTTTAACGATTACCCTCCCTCGGACGGCTGGACTTACAAAATCTATTTCAATGGCGCAACCGACGTGTTCAACGTTGCCGGCGCCCTCGATCCGCAGGACTCTTCTGCCTGGCTTGTAACTATCAACCCGACTGACAGTGAAGTCGATCCAGGGCTTTATCGCTATGTCGAACGCGCTACCAGCTCGGGAGGTGCAGAAGTTTACGACGTTGGTGAAGGTGTGGTGCAGATAGAACCTGATCTAGCCACTGCGCCGGCCGGCGCGACACTTACATTCGCCGAGAGGACGCTGGCTGCGATCGAAGCTGAAATCGCAACTCGCATTGTTGCCGATGTCGAGGACTATTCCGTTCAGGCTTCCGCGCTCGGTGGCGGCCGCAGTGTGAAGAAGATCCCGATGCTGGAATTGCAGAAGCTGCGCGGCCACTACGCTTCGATGGTCTGGCGACAGAAGAATCCCGGCAAGATTGGCGCTCCGGTACGTGTGGATTTCGTTGACGAGTCCAGCGATGCCAATTTTCCTTCGACCTGGGTGGATGTGACCGGGCTTCCAGGAGCTGGGCAATGAAGCCGCTAGAAAAAAGCGGGTTTTCGCGCGTGATCGATCGTGCGCTCAACATGATCGGACTGCAACGTGCTCCAGAAAAGCGCAGTTCAGTTTTCGCCGGCGCCGCGGGCTCGCGTCTCACGCTCGACTGGATTGCTCCAATTCTCTCGGCCGATCAGGAATGCCGCGGCAATATGCGGCTGTTACGTGCTCGCGGCCGCGAGCTGGTCCGCAATAACCCCATCGCCAGGCATTTTCTGAATCTGCTTAGCGCGAATGTCGTTGGGCCTGGTGGAATTCGATATCAGTCGCTGGTGCGTGATGCCAAAGGCGAGATCAATCGCGATGTCAATAAAAAGATCGAAGCCGCCTGGACCGAATGGTGTCGGAAGGGCAACTGCACCGTTGACGGAAAACTCTCATTTCGCGCGGTGCAGGACCTTTGTTTGCGCACTGAGGCGATGGATGGAGAGTCCTTCGTCCGCAAGATTCGTGGTTTTGATAACAAGTTCGGTTTCGCGCTGCAGATGATCGACGCTGACCAGGTTGATCATCTCTTCTCGCGGCCAGGTGGAAACCGAATAGGGGAAAACGAGGTCCGCCTGGGGATTGAAGTCGATAAGTGGGGACGTCCGGTCAATTACTGGGTCAATCCAGGGCATCCTTCCGATTTCGGTGGTTCGCTTCTGCGCGAGCCGATCCCGGCTGACCAGGTCATTCACCTTTTCGATCCGTATCGCGTGAATCAGACACGCGGGTTGACCTGGTTCCACGCCGGCATGATGTCGCTGAAGATGTTGAACGGCTACATGGAAGCCGAAATCGTAGCTGCTCGTGTGGGCGCCGCGAAGATGGCGTTTCTTGTGAACACCGATCCTGCGGCCTTCGATGCTCAGAACGACGATCCGCAACAGCCGTTGCGCATGGAAGCCAACGCCGGCATGATCGAGCAGCTTCCACCAGGCTACGACATCAAGGAATTCAAACCCGATCATCCAGCGAATGCCTTCGAGAGCTTCGTCAAAACCAACCTGCGATGGGTGGCATCGAGCCTGGGCGCCAGTTATAACGCGCTGGCCAACGATCTGCAGGGCGTGAACTACTCTTCGTTGCGGTCGGGAATGCTGATCGAGCGCGATCACTGGAAGCAGGTACAGAAACACGTCTCGGAAGACTTCATGCAGCCCATCTTTGACGAGTGGCTGAAGATGGCGCTGCTAACCGGTGCGCTGAAGCTCGATTCGCGCGATCCGGAACGCTACCGCGAAGGCAAGTGGATCCCGCGGGGCTGGCAGTGGGTTGATCCCTACAAAGAGACGCAAGCCGCCGTGCTCGGCATTGCCGCGGCGCTGCAGACTCGCGATCAGGTCATCAGCGATCGCGGTGGCGATTACGAGGAAGTGTTCGAGCAGCTCGCCGAGGAAGACAAAGTGGCAAAGGAATTCGGTATTGACTTGGTCACCGATTTGCCGTCCCGTCCTAACACCCAGAACAACCCTGCGGCTGTTGATGATGAGAACGAAGACGGCGATGGGAAGGCTGATGGTGAGCCAGATCAAAAGCTGTCGAAGTCTGGGCGCATTGCTGATCTGTTGAAGGTCATGTAAATGAAGCCCATTCGCGAGCAGTTGAGGATGGTTTTGGAGTCGGAAGGCGAGATACGAAATCTCGTGATTGTCTTTCAGCTTCGGGGGAAGAAGGCGGAGGCGGTGCACAGTTTCGACAGCACGGCCGAGGCGATCGCGTTTGTGAATGGAGCGTTGCTACTCTCTGATGATGAGTTGTTGAAAGTTCTGAGAGGACGGCAGCAGTGAAGCAATGAACACTGGCTACCTTATTCGGCGGATTCCGTTGCCAGCAGGCGAGTTGACGCTGCTTCAGGTCGATTGGGACTGCAATTACTTTTCCCTGAAGAGCGTCAGCGGCAATCCGCTGCATATCGCCAGCGACCCTGAGGATCCAGAGCAGCTCGACGTTCTGCCGGTGAATGCACAGGAGGCGGTGACGGTGCCCTGGAGGCCATTACTGGGAGAAACTTTTCGCTTTCCTGCTGGAAAGCCTATTTTGTGGGCCGGTCCGGTTGGCGGGTCGGATGAAGTAGCGGTGTTGAAGTTGATTCGTTGAAGAAAAAGGGGAAACAAAAATGACTAAAGCACAGAAGTGGTTTTTGCTGATCGCGATCGTGCTCGGATGTATCGCGGGGCCGGTTCTGGTCGCGCAGCTGCAGCAGTCTGGCGGTCCGGGTTCGAGTGTCAGCGTTACATCTTTGCCAGCGCTACCAGCAGGGGCGAACGTTATCGGTCACGTGATTGCCGATTCCGGCTCTACAACGGCCGTCACTTCCCTGCCTGCGCTGCCAGCTGGGGCGAACGTCATCGGCCACGTCGTTGCGGATTCGGGATCGACTACGGCCGTGACCGCGCTGCCGGCAACTCCGGGAGGCACCAACAATATCGGCCTGGTTCGTGTTCTTCCTTCGTCCTGTACTCAGTCCACGAACTTTGCCGGCGCAACTTCGCAAGTTGCGACCGGCGCCGGCACAACGGTCACCAGCACAACTACGTGCGTGACGTTTGCCTATGCAAACAACATCACGAACTCGGCGGTCACGTTGCGGCTAGCGGATAAAGCTGGGACTCCGGTGATCTGGCTGGGCGGGAATGCTGACTTTACGATTCCGCCGAACTCGAACGTCAAGATCCCGATCGATGGAGTGACCTTCACTTCCGGGATCACGGCAATCGCAGGGACCGCGAGCGCTATAAACCTGCAAATCAACGGGGTGCAGTGAACGTGAAACGCTGGCTGGTCACTGCATCAATCCTCTTCGCGCTGATCCTGTTTGCGCGCGGTGATACGAACGTCTCTGGTCCTTACTATCTGAGCATTCAGAAGCGGACCGGGACGACGATCATGTCGCCTCAGTATTTCGCCAGTCACATCACCACGAAGACGACGACCACGCCAGTTGCCTCTACCTGCTATGTCTCCGCGATCGCGATCAGCGTTACCGGTGCGGGCAGTGCGCAGACGCTGGTGATTCAGAACAAGGAAGCCACGCCGAAGGTTCTTTACACGGCCGGCGCCGCGATCGCAGTTGGGAACACATACATCAATTTCGCCGAGCCCATGCTGATGACCTCGGGAGTCGATATCGTCACCGCCGGCACTACTGCGGGCACGCAGGACGTGTTTGTCACTTGCTGGCAGTGAGAGCCGGTTGTATTGAAGCGAAACTCCAATTGTCGGTTTAGTGCGCGGTGCTGCACTCTGGGTTCACTCGGGAAGTTTTTCCGGTCAACCAGCCATGCCTGTTCGCACCGTCGAGACGCCGAACGCACTGCCGCAGCTGACCCGCATTGTGCCCCTTGAGGTCACGGCCTTGCGTAAGGTGCGCACCAAGCGCGTCGGCGGTGCTGATCTTCCCGCTAGCCGGTTTGCCTACGTTGGCGATCCGGAACGTACCTCGACCTGGCTTCTCCCCCTGAATTCTCCAGAGAATGTTCGTGTAGCGATCGCTCAGTTCGATGCCACCGACATGCCTGACGTGAAAAAGAAGGCCCGCGCCTGGCGTCGAATAGTAGCAGCTGCAAAAAGAAACACGATCGCGATTTCGAAAGCGGACGCGAGTGCCGAGCTTCTGGCCTGGCGTGCGGCGGCTGAAGCTGAACCGGATCCGGAAGATCCCAACGAAGCCGACGAGGATGACACCGAAGAGCGCGACGGCGACAGTTTCGAGATGTCGTTTTCCTCAGAGACGCCGGTTCCACGGTGGTTTGGTGAAGAGATCCTTGACCACTCTTCCGGTGCGATCGATATGTCCCGCGCCGACAGCGGCCTTGCTTACCTGGTGGACCATGACACCGGCGCCCAGGTGGGAATCATCGAGAATCTGCGAGTAGAGAACAAGAAAATGCGTGGCACGGTCCGCTTTTCGCGTTCCCAGCGTGCACAAGAAATCAAGCGCGACGTGCAGGACGGCATTCGTCCCTTCACCTCCATCGGCTATCGAGTCAATGAGATGGTGCTCGAAAAAGAGACGGACGACGCCGAAGGCAGTCAGCGCACTTACCGGGTCACGAAGTGGACGCCCATGGAGGGTTCCACCGTGGCCGTTCCGGCCGATGTTTCCGTGGGTGCCGGCCGCGCAGCCGGCCAGAAAGAATTTCCGTTTCAGTTTCGCTCAGCAGTTTCGGCTTCACCCGCGCAGGCTCAGCCTCCGCGAACTCATATCGAGGTCCGCACCATGAATCCCAAAGACGTAGCGGAGATCATCCGCCTGTGCACCACTCATCACATCGACGGCAAACGCCAGCTCGAAATCATCGAGAAGGAAGGCATGACTGTCGATCTTGCTTCGCGCGAGATCCTCGCCGACGTGGCCAAGCGTGATGGCAAGATCGTCACTCTGCCTGGTGCCGAGAACAGCGGCAAGATGATCGAGCTCACTGAGCGCGAGCAGAAGCAGTACAACCTCTGCCGTGGCATCATGGCGCACGTTCGCAGCACTGAAGAGAACAAGCGCGTGACCTCGTTCGAAACCGAAATTTCTGACGATATCGAAAAGCGCTGGGAAGGCAAGAAGCGCGGCGGCTTGTTTGTGCCCTTTAAGATCCAGATTGACCACGACGCGGCCGCGCGCGCTGTCGAAATGCTCAAGCGCGCCGCTACCACCTTGACTGCGCAAACCGCGACCAAAGGTCTGGAGACGGTGTTCACCGAGCCCGGGTCCTTCATCCAGTTCCTGTACAACCGCATGCGGTTGAAGGAACTGGGCGCCGAGACTCTCAGCGGATTGCAGGGCAACGTCGCCTTCCCGAAGCAGACTGGCAAAGCCAGCGGCTCGTGGGTTGCTGAAAATCCCGGCTCTGACGTGGCCGACAGCAATCTGACCTTGAGTCAGGTGCTGACCTCCCCCAAAACTTATCAGTCGAGCGCGTCTTACAGCCGGCAGTTGCTGGCACAGGCCGTGATCGATATCGACAACTTGGTCCGTCAGGATCTGGCTCGCGATGCTGCTCTGGCGATCGATCTTGCCGGCATCAACGGAACCGGATCGAGCAACGATCCCAAGGGCATTCTGCACACCACGGGTGTTCAGTCTTACACGCTCGAAGGCGACACTGGTGGAAACGGTGCCAAGCCGGTGTGGGATGACATCACCCTGATGGAAGAGTTGCTCGAAGAAGCGAATGCCGACCAGGTCGGCGACTTCGGCTGGCTCACCACGCCTGGCATCAAGGGCGTCTTTAAGCGCACGCCGCGGCTGCTCTATGCTCCGTCCGGTGGCACCACTGTCAACGTGACCGGCGATCCGATCTGGACCGACGACAACGAGATCGATGGCCTGATGGCGCGTGCCTCGAACCAGGTCCCGAGCACTTTGACCACCGGAACTTCTCACGTCTGCCACGCGCTGATCGTGGGTGTATTCAGCTCACTGATCAATGGCCTGTGGGGATCCGGATTCGAGCTGGTCGTCGATCCGTACCGCCTGAAGAAGCAGGGGCTGATCGAGTTGACCACGTTCATCCTCACCGACTGGGCATTGCGTTATCCCGCGGCTTTCGTGGTGGCAACCGATTGCCTGAAGTCGTAAAGCTATACGCGAAAAAGCCCGACAGTTTGCCGGTTTCGATAGGGGGCAGAGAGTGAAACCGGCAGCTTTTGAAGGGATCGAAAATCATGGCGAAGCTCAAGAGAATTGGCCCGGTGCCGATTGTGCGCACTGAAAAGGTGAAGGTGCTGAAGGACGTCGTCATGGGACCAGGCGAAATCGGCCGTAAGGGCGACATTTATGAAGTTCCCAAGCACATCGCCACGCAATTGATTGCGCATGGCCAGGCTGAGCTGACCGACGAAGGCGATCCGCTTGAGCACGATGAAACGCCGGCTGAAGAAAAGGGCGTGGCGTATCAGACGGCGACGATTGAGGCGCCTACAAGTCGCGATCCGAAGCCAGCGAAGCGCGGGAAAGCGGTAGAAGACTAACGGGTCGTTTTTTAAGCCGTTAACGACCATGGCGATTTCGAACGCAGCGACGACGGCCGAGTTTCAGTTGATGCTCTCGGACGTGGGCGTGCCGGTGGTTTGTGGTGGAGTGACGACCAACGGATTGCTCGATTACGACGACCAGGTGGTAGAAGGCGAGTCTGGTTTTCCGAGTGGACTGGGCGCTGGAACGCAGAAGCGCGGCGAGCTGATCGGGCGACAGATCATCGTCACTGTGCTCAGCGACGACTTTGATGATGGGGTGCTGGTGATCGATACGCCGATTACGGTGAACGGAGTGGATTACGTGATCCGCCTGGCGCTGGCGCACTCGCACATGCAGCTCGATTTGACGACTTTGTATTTAGGAAAGGCGTGAGCAAATGGCGGAAACTCAAGGCCTGAACGTTGGCACTGATGAACTGATCGGCTTCGATGTCGATGGCACGCTGGCTGCGAATTCTGATGTGAAAGTCGCGAGCCAGAAGGCCGTAAAAACTTATGTCGATGCTCATGCCGGCGTTGGGCCGGTTGCCGCGCCCAGCACTGCGAGTTCAGCTGGAGTCGCTGGGCAGTGGGCTTACGACGCGACGCATATTTACGTTTGCGTGGCTACGAACACCTGGGTGCGTGCGACGCTCGCGACCTGGTAGTGACGTATGAGTTCGATTCGCGAGCAGATTGCCGATGCGTTGCTCACAGTGTTGCAGGCATCGGGCGCTCCTGGCGGTTTAACGGTGCACCGCGAGCGAACGCGGCCGATCGAGCAGGACAAGTTGCCGGCCATTCTCGTGTATTTCGAGGATGAAGAGCCGACGCCGCTGGAGAAGCAAAAGTTTGCGGCGCCGCTCACGCAGCGGCACTTGAATGTGGTGTTAGAAATGCGTGCCCTGGCGCAAGGCGGCCAGGCGACGGATCAGGCTGTGGATCCGCTGTATTTGTGGATCATGCAGCAGGTTATGGCCGACGAAAAGTTTTCCGGTCTCGCCATGGGCGTGACCGAAGGCCCGATGAAGTGGACGGCGAAGGAAGCCGACGTGATTTTTGCCGGCGCCGCGCTTCACCTGGTCATTCATTACAGAACCAGCCGCCTCGATCCGACTGTGGCGACTTAGAAACGGAAGGACCAAACCGATGACAGTTCACTATCGCGTTCCGCATCTGCCCATGCTGGGCAAAGGCTCGATGTTGCTCGACGTCTTCGACGCCCTGGGCAATTCCACTGGCTTTCAGCACCTGGGCAACGTCACAACCGTCGATCAGGAAGATAAAGACGACAAGGCCGAGCTCTTCCAGCACATCAATGCGGTGCCGTCGCTGATCGCTACGGCCGTAAAGAAGCGCGTTGTGTCGCTGAAGATGGCCGGGACGGATTTTTCCTCCGATCACATGGCGATCGCGCTCATGTCATCCGGAAAGACTCAGCTTTCGACCGGCTCGACTCCGGTAAGCGGCGAGGTCCTGGCCAGCGCCACGGCAACCAAGAAGGGGAAATACTTCGCGACCATCGGCCGCAATCTGGATCCCACGACCGTCGTCGTGAGCCAAACAGCTCCCCTTACCCTCGGTACGGATTACCTCATTGAGGATGCGGTCCAGGGACTGATCTATTTTCCTCTGACCTCTGGCGTCAACGATGCTGCCGCGGTCGATATCGACTACACGCCGCTGCCAACCACTTTCGATCAGGTCGCCGGCGCAACTGTGCCATTCGTAAAAGGCAGTATGCGCTTCGTGCCGGATCCGACTGACGGGCAGAAGATCGGCGTCGAATGGTGGAAGGTCAATCTTTCGCCCAGCGGAAAGATCGAGTTGATCAAAGACGACTACGGCAACTGGGAGCTTGAGGTCATGGTGCTCGACGACAGCGAGAACCATCCCAATGATCCCTATTACCTGGCCACGTTCTACTGAGGCGCGGTCTGAGAACAGTTTTGTTTTGAAACTTTTGTTGAGGAGAATCACCATGCATGTGTTCTTAGCTATTGCGCTGTTGCTGCATCCGGTGGGCCTGATTTCGATGTTGGGTACCCTGCTGGTCGGAATGGCGTTTACGCATTCGGTTGGGGTGCTCTACAAATCGCAGGAAGGCACCATTTCCAACACCACTACCAGCTTCGTCGGCAATGCGGAAGAGGGTGTGGATGTCTCGGTCCCAGCGGCAACCACCGATCAGCCGGAAGCGATCGCAATCACGGTGGCGAACCTGGTCAGTTTCTGTCTGTTCTCTGCGCTGGCTGTCACCGTCAAGAGCTATGCGGCCGGAGTGCTGAAGCAGACCGTTACGCTGGCTGCAGGTAAGGAACTGGTCTGGTATGCAGGGGGCGGATTTACGAATCCGTTCACCAACGACTTCGACACCCTGAAGATCACGAACGCGGACCCTACGAAGGCCACAACCTTCAAGGCGCGATTCCTGCTCACTGACTAGGTTTTTGTAAGAAGGCCGTCGAGCGGCTGCGGCAAACCGCCGCCCCGCTCGACTTGCTTTTCCGAATAGGAGATCGCGTGGCTGTTCGCAAACTCGCTCCCGCGCTACCGCAGGTGACCGCGGAAGAAGTGCGGACGGCGAAGAAAGCGTGCGCAGAGTTCCAGCGTCTCTATCGTGCTCAGGCCGCTGCAGAACGCTCTCGGAACGCGGCCTTGTATCAGATTTTCTTCAAGATGGGTTTTGCCACGCTCGACGAAGTAAAGCTGATGAGCCCGGAGCGGCTCGCGGCTGAGATCGAGCGGCGCGAAAGCGTATCGTTTGCGTTCGATTCCGAAGACGCGCGTCAATTCACAATCCTAAAAACATGGGAAGGGCGCCGGCCTGATTGGAAGGCCGCTTTTTTCAAGCAGGTGGGTCCCGCGATTGCTGCTGAGGTAGAGAAGGGCACGCGCTCGCAGTATTCCTACTCCATGATCGAGCCACCAGCTGAACAACAGCCAGGCGTTGTCTATATGCCGAAGCGAGCTGCGCGATGAATCTCGAAACACCTCCGCTGATGTGCCGTCTCCATCGCGATCCACAAGGGCAACCTCTGAAAACCCCGCTGACCAACAAATTCCCATTGCTCTCGCGACGTGAACGTCGTGAGCTGATGCGCCGTGCCCTCAAAGCCCACAAGAACGCACAGCGAACCGCGGAACTCTCCCAATGAAGCGCGCGCGCAGCTCGAAGGCCGCCAAGTGGAAGCCCGAGATTGAGAATGCGTTTGTCACCTGGGCGCCCATCGATCGCGGACAATTGATTTACGTGCTCTACGTTCCAAACCACATGTCTCCCCTCGGTTTCGTTTGGGGCAGGATCCGCGGCGAAGGCCGCGAATCGACTTTTGAAACCAACGGATCGTTCGTGCAGATCTGGGCTCGCCGCTTCGGTGTGCGAACTCGAATCAACCTGGCGATTTTTGATCACGTCTCGACGATCACTACTGCCCACGGCAACAAAGAAGGTGGGCTTGCGTTTATAAAATCCCAGGGCTACAAATGGGATTCCAACGCAAATTGCTGGTACCTGAAGAAACCGCGGAGGAAGAAGTGACTATGGAACAAGCAAACCTCATCACCATCGGTGGACGTCGGTTTCAAGGTGTCTCGCAGGACCTGAGCGCCGCGCAGGATCACTACATCATTGGGCAACTGCGGCTGGCCGGCGCGCTCGAAACGCTGCTGGCTGCGGAGAAGGATCCGGAGACGACGGCTGAAACCCTGCTCACCAAGATCATGGTCAGCGGCCGCGCGCCGTACATCCTGGCCGGCTGCCTCACTGAAGCCGGGAAGAAGTGGACGTTTGAAGAAGCCACGCGCAATGCGGATCTCTTTGCAACCATCACCGACAACGACGACAAACGAGCAATGAGCACGGCGATGGTGGGGTTCGTCGTGGGTTTTTTTCAGTTCGCGACAGCATTCGCCGCGATTTCCCGGAAGTCTTCTCTCCCGAACTAAAGGGCGGCCGCTGGATGGAACGCGGCGCCGAGGACCTGGGCGAGTGGGGATTAGTGGTCAGGGTTGTCGCCGACTGGGATCCCGCGCAAGTGCGTGAACGCCTGCTGTGGCCGCTGCGCGATCTGCTGCTCGCCTATATCGCCATTCTGCGGCGCCAGGCGCAGGACCGTTACGAGCATGACCTGGAAGTCTGGGCCATGCTAGCGCCTCACCAGAAGTCACCAGGATCGCCGCCCAGGCCACCCCGTATCCTCAAGAGCTAAACTGATCTTGTGATTCCTTTCGTCAATGCCGATCTGAGCATCCCTGACGATGCGAAATGCCAAGAGGCATCTCCATTTTCCAAAGGTATGTATCTCGCGTGCTCGCAAAAAGCAACTACGATCGTTGACAATGGTGACAGTCGGCCTTACTACATGTGCGCGGGTTGCGCTGATCATAATATCCGCCATCGCGGGGCGAAACTCCTTGCCGCGCTTCATCAAAAACACCCCTAACCACTAAGCAAATCTCCAATTTACAGACTCCCGGTCATGCCAGCAGTCTGATCACATGGCGGACAAGCCAGAGGTTGGCTTTCAGTTTGGGGTGGAAGGCGATCAGGCGCTGCTTTCCACCATCCAGGCGCTGCGTAACGAGCTGAAGAACCTGCACTCGCAGCAGCAGCAGACAGCTTCTAGCGCAGAGGTTCTATCGCGTGCCTGGTCAGGTCTCGTTCAGCTCGCCGCCGCCCTCAAGATCGCCGAGTTTGCCAAGGACGTATTTGATACGGCCGTAAATCTCGGCAAACTGTCGCAGATCACCGGCGTCACCACCGAAACCCTTTCCGTTTACTACAAAGCCGCCACCGATGTGGGAGTGGCCCATCAAACTGTCGATAAGGGCCTTGGGCAGTTGGTGCGTTCGTTTGTGCTGTTGCAGGCTGGGAATTCTAAGGCAGCTCAGGGCTTCGCTCTACTGCATCTCAGCGCGAAAGATTTCATCGGCCTTTCCACCGATGAGAAGGTACGCAAAGTTACAGAGGCGTTCGCCGCGATGAAAGATGGCCCGGAGAAGGCCGCGGCCGCAACGGCTCTATTTAGTAAAGCCGGCCGGGAGCTAATCCCGGTACTCGATCAGCTCGGCAAAGAAGGATTCTTAGAAGTTCAGCAGCAGGCGGAACGGCTCGGACTGATCTTTGATCACACTATGGTTGAGGCGGCGGCGCGCGCGAAGGCTTCCCTCGAAGATTTGAAAGGCGTTGCGGAAGGAGCTACAGCACAGTTCGAAACCGGTCTCATTCCAGCGTTAGATGACGCCGCGAGAGCTATGGTCGCCTCCACCACCGGAGGAGGCAACGCTTTCAAGACACTTGGTGAATATGCGGGTAACGTGCTGAAGGTCATTGTCACCATACTTTCCCAAGTTGGCATCGAGATTGGGGCGCTCGCGTCCACGATCGTCGAATGGATCAGTTTCGAATTCGAAAGTCTAAAGAACAAGGCAGTGGCGGCATTCGATGTTCTTAAGCTCGCGTCACACGGTGATTTTTCGGCTGCCTGGCGCAACATGGGCATTGCTGCACGGGATTCGGAACGTGAACAAAAAGACGCTTCCGATCGCATTTCGGCGGTCTGGAAATCTGCGGCCGAGCAGCAGCAGAAGTCGCTCGATACATTATGGAAAGGGGCAGGGCGACAACCCCCGAAAGTCAAGCCCACAGGCGATCCCGGAGACATCACCGGCACCGGCGTAAAAGGCAGCTTGGACCGCACCGAGGCCAGTGGGTTGAAGCAGGAGGCGCAGGATGCACTGACTCTCCAGCGCGATATCGCAAAGCAGAAGCAGGAACAAGACAAACGCGATTACGACCAGGGCCTGCTCTCGCTGGAAGATTATTTCAATCGCCGACGCGACGCCATCAAAGCTGCAGCTGATGCGGAGCAGCAAGCGCTCAGAGTCGAAAAGGCCGGCCTGCAGGAGCTGCTCACTAAAGCCGAGGGCAAGGGCGGGAAGACTCCGCAGCAGCAACTCGCCAACCAGCAAGAGGTCCTGCGGTTGAAGCAGCAGATCGCGCACGTCGATGCTCAGGCCACCGACGAGCAGGTCAAACAAGATACTGAACTCGCGAAGATTGAAGACGAACGCGCGAAGGAAAAACAGGCCCACCAACTAAAAGAGCTGGAAGCGCAGAAAAAGCTCGCTGACCTCGAAGGCGATCGCGTGAAGTCCGCGCTACTCGCCAATCAGATCGAAGATCTCCAGCTCCGCAAAGAATTGGAACAGATTGGCAAGACCAAAGCCGAGATCGATTCGTTCCTGGCGCAGTACAGCCAGGCCCGCGCGGTCCGCAGCGGTGGCGAGGTGGCAAAACAAGACTTCAGTGGCGAGCTTTCTAGTTTTGACGCGCGCAAAGCCGCGATCGAGGAGCAGGCCTCGGCGGGACCGCTTTCTGGCGGAATCCAACAGTACCAGGCAGAACGTGAGCTGAAGGCGCTATACGAACAAGAAATTCCGTTGCTGCAAGCGAAGATTGACAAGCTCCGCCAACAGGCACAGTTAGCTCAAGCCGGCAGCGATCTGCAAAAGCAACTTGTTAAAGAGGCGGACGACGAGGCCGCAAAAGTTGCGAAGCTGCGGACGGAAATGCAGAAGCTCACCGCGCAGTGGAAAACGGAAATGACCTCGGCGGTCCACCAGGTGAGCCAAGAAGTCACCCACGGCTTCAACGGCTGGATTCAGGGTCAGGAGAGTTTCGGCAAGGCCGCGCAGAAGGTTTGGAACAACATTCTGATGACGGCGATCACATCGATCGAGAACATCGCGGCGAAGTGGATCGAGCAGCACATCATCATGGCCGCGGTTTCAAAAGCGATGAAGCTGGTCGGACTCGGCGGTGGTGACGATGGTCAGACCGAGAAGAAGGCGGCACAAGCCACCGGCAGCATCCAGATTGACGCCGCCACGGCCGCGGCCGACGTCTTTGCCCAGGCGATCTCGCAGATTCCCTTCCCTGCCAACCTTGCGGCGGCGCCCGCGTTGGCTGCAGCGACCGAAGCGGAAGTGATGGCATTCCAGGCGCAAGCTACGGCCGGCGGTGCTGCAGCAGCGGCTGGCGGAGGGGGCTTTGCCGCTGGTGGCTATGTTCGCAAGCGTTTCGATGGAGGCGGCTTTATTCGAGGCGCTGGCAGCTCCACCAGCGATTCCATTCCCGCATCGCTCAGCGATCGCGAATATGTGGTCAGCGCGAAAGGCGTTGAGAGTGTCGGCGTCGAAACCCTCGACATGATTAACCGCGGCGCGCTGAAGGGAGCTTTCTTGCCTCCGATTCGCCAGCCGGCGCCTTATAGCGCGCATGGCATGCGCGCGTATTCATCCGGAGGCATCGTCAAGAGTTTTGCGTCGCCGGGATCTGGCGGCGGTTCTCCTCAGATCCACAACCACAACACGATCGAGTCTCACTCGATCGACAGCAAGGATTTCCGCGAGCACATCGACGATCACATGGACCATATCGCCGATGGGCTAAAGGCGCGTATGCGCAACTTCCGTTTTTAAACTTGTCCTAGAGAGAAAGAAAATCATGCTGACCTATCCCGACTTGCCCGGCCTGGCTTACAACCTGATCAAACGGCCGATCATGTCCACGATCGGGCCGGACGATCCTTCGCCCTCGGGTGACGAGGTGCTGCTGCAGCAATTTCAGAATCCGCTCTGGGAGTTCGAACTCATTTACGAGTGGCTTTACGACGATGCCACCGAGACCTGGGGAACGCTGACTGCTCTTCCCTACCACCAGTATCAGGCGCTGGTTGGCTTCTTCCTGCAGAACGCCGGCCGCGGGAAACGGTTTTTGCTAACAGATCCTACCGACAACCAGGTCACCGCGGGCGCCCTGGCCGTGACCACCGTGGGTGGAACCAAGTACAGCCAGATCGTGCGCAATCTCGGCGGGTTCGACGAGTCGGTGCTGGCCGTTAACGGCAACCCGATAATTCATCTCAATGGCGGTGCTGCTCTGATCGAGGGCACCGACTACACCTGGGATCCGACGCTGATTGGCTTCACGGCACCAGGCGTGAGCTGGGACGGCCAATACATCACATGGATCACCGACCCTGGCATTTTCCCGGTGACTGCTGATTTCAGCTTCAATTTCGTCTGTCGCTTCAAAAACGACGACACCGATTTCGAGAAATTTGCTCAGTCATTATGGCTCAACCAGAAAGTGGAGCTGCGCAGCACCCGCTACCGGCCGTAAGGATTTACGAGTTTCAGAAAAATGCGACAAGCAATCAAAGGCGATGGATCAGACGGCACTGCGGCGCTGAAGGCATATCTGCTGGCGCACGACGAAGTCATGTCGCAGGAGCTTTACGAGTTCACCAGGCCTGGCATCGGCGCCGGCCTGGTGAGTCCTCCGGCACCAGAGTTCGAGTGGGAAGATCCAACGCATGCAATGATGCGCACCACGCAGGGTACATTCGCGTTCTCGCAGTTTGACTATGCGTTTTATTCGGCCTACACGGTCGGTCCATCATCGGGAGAGGAAGAGCGCTGGTTCAGTGGCCCACTGAGTTGCTACTTCGTTCCGGGTACGCTTACCTGGGGCTATAGCCCGGCAGGTCCCTACGGTGCTCCAGGGTCCGATTCTGGCGCTGTTCCAGCGCGCAGCCGAATCACCCGTGTGATTGCTGCGATGACCATGTACACGATTCCAGGGACGGCCATAACTTGGGACCCGTTTGCTTATCTCGAAGTCTCGATCGATGGTGGCGCTACGTGGAGCGGGGCCATCAATTTCATCTTTGGCAATCCTCACACGCCATTCGAATACACCTTAGACCTTACCGCAACGATTGCTGGTTTGCCCGGAGGACTTGCATCCTTCGATTTCACTCAGGTTAAGTTCAAGGCGCATAACCAGTCGAGCCTAGTCGAGTTCGACACCCCGCCAGGCTGGCAATTTTTCATCAGCAATGTTGGACTTCGCTTCGCCTACGGCAGTTCCGGCATTTCAGGTCTTTCAGGCCTGCCGGCAGGAGTGACCGATGCTTCGAGCCCGCTCACGTATGCCGGCAAGGTCTATTCGCCGGTGAACATCAAGAACAACGGCTTCAAATCGAAAATCGGCCTCGATGTTGATTCGCTGCAGCTGGAGTGGCGGTTTCGCGGCGACGAACCCATGGTCACCGATCCCGGTACTGGCGCGACCATTCTGACCATGCTTCAGGGGTTCAAATACGGCTTGTGGAACGGGGTCTGGGTGAAATGGCGGCGTCCGGTCATGCCGACTTTCGGCGATTGCGACTCGCTGGGCGCAATCTCGATGTTCCGCGGACGCATTGCTGAAGTCACGGTTGACCGGCTCACCGCGCAGATCACTGTGAACTCCGTGACCGAAATGTTCAATCGTCAGGTGCCCCAGCAATTGATCGAAGCCAACAACCGCAGCATGCAGATCGGTCCTGGTCTGCCTCCGGATCTCGATCCCAGTCCTTCGCACTGGACGTATTTTCAGTGTGCAGCTGGGCTTGGCGGAACGGTGCAAAAGATCGTTGCCGATCAAACGGCGCCCACGGGTGGGCAGGTTTATGCGCCTGGCACTTTCGATCTGGGTTATGTGATGTTTCAGGCTTCTCCGTTGCAATTCTTCATCGCGCAAGTGCAGCACTATGAGGTCATCGCTGGCCACAGCGTTTTTTATCTTTTCCAGCCGCTCTACGTGGATCCTCATCCCTACGGCCTGACGTTTGTCGCATTTATTCCGGTGCCGAAAGATCAAACCGTGAGCGGCGCTGGCGGTGTGGATCTGCCGGCCTTCCCCTTCGTGCCGCTGCCGGAACAGGCGGTGTAAGGCGATGACTGAGAATCCCAACTCGATCGAGATCCAGCAGCGCGACGCTGTTGTCGTGGAAGCGCGCACCTGGCTGCGAACGCCATACCACACCATGGGAAGGGTGAAGGGCGCTGGCTGTGACTGCTACACCTTGCTGCTCGAAGTTTTCGGCAAGATAGGCCTGTTCACCGACAAAGACGAAGACGTATTTTACCCGCGGGACTGGTTCCTCCACGCCCGGAATGACCACTACAAAGTCCGCATTCTGCGTCATGCCCGAGAAATGGTGGAGCACTTCTGCTCGCCGACCGAGATGCGAAGTCCCGGCAACATTGTGCTGGTCAACGCTGCTTCAAGCCGCGGTTCGATCGACATTCACGGCGGCATCATCAGCGCCTGGCCGAAGGTGATTCATTCATTTCCGCCCTGCGTGATGGAGGCAGATGCGCGTTATCACCCGACGTTTGTCGGCGGCCGGCTGGAATTCTTTTCACCCTGGTCCGCAAAGGAGATTGCACTCCATGTTTAAGAACAATGCCAACTCGGCGCCGAAGGTCACCGGAGTTCGACTCAACACGTCGGTGTACGGAGCGACGATTCCGTTTCTGTTCGGCCGCGCGCGGATCATTCCACGGCTGATCTGGCAAAACGATTTCAGCTACTACATGAGCAGCCAGGGCAAGAAAGGAAAGAACGCGCAAGCAGTCGCGCAGACGGCACCCTAAAACCATGGGCGGAAAAAAGAACATTCAGATCAAGAGCTATACGACGGCCTGCGACTGGCTGCTGGCCAGCGCACCGCTGTTGCATTTGCTCGACGCCTGGTCGAACAAAGACCACTATGCGCTGGGGCACGCGGATCTGGAGCTGGTGGTGGCCAGCGGCGCCGTCAATCTGAGCGGTCATATTCCCGCAACCAAAGTCGTGGTTGAGACGCACACGATTCCCAGCAGCGGTCCTTACACCATCACGGTTTCGCATGCCGGCGCTTTTGTCACCGCGCTGGGAAATCCTCCGGTGAAGTACCACGGCGCCCAGGCGATGCAATACTCAGGCGCCAATCCCCCAGGTCTCGGCGAATTTCAGGTTTCGGCCGGCGTGTACACGTTCAACGCCGGCGACGCTGGGCAGCAGGTTGATATCAGCTACGCCTACTCCACCGGCGCGGTTGCCGATGCCAACTTCTTTGCCGTGCTCGGCGTGGCTGCGGAAGTTTCTGTCAGTCAAACCTTCGCCGACTTTGGAGATCCCGCTACTACGCGCACAACCGCGGGTGTGCAGCGTCGTTGGCTGTGGAACAGCTTCTGGGATCCACCTGAGGTTTTCGAGGCAGCTTATGCCATTACCAGCCGCGCGCCCTGGCAGTACAGCGTTTCAGGCCTGGTGGTCAGTGTTGATCCTTCGCTCAATGGGAAAAAGGTCGTGGTGCGGGTCGCTTTTAGGATTCCAACTTCCTCATGGGACGGCAACCCGCTGAGCGCGTTGCCATTCGGCATGCAGTTTGAGCGCAACCTGGGGTCTGGTTCCGAGTATGTGAATCACCCGACCGAGCAGATCATTTATCCGGACTGCTCGGGAGTGGGAGCGGACCGGCTCGACCTGGGCAGCGGCGCCAGCTATCCGCAAATGACCTTTGAAGCCACTGGCTACTATTCGCTGACTGCAGATGGCGACTCCAACCCGGCCGACGTACTGTTGGGCATCGCGCTCCTTGGCGTTTACAGCAATTCTGGTTATTCGGGGAACACGACCATCAGCACACTGCAGATGCTTTCGCTTTCGCTGGCAGCGCTCGGCTTGAACGACGGCATCCCCATCATGGCGCCGCTCGACGACCTGCGCGCGTTCTGCGAAGCGTATGGCATGTACGTGACGGTGCCGATGGAAGAGCAACGATCCGCGGCCGACTGGTTCAAAGAGATCTGCGAGATTGCGAATGCAGCTGTCGTGGCCTCGGGCTTTCAGGTCAAGATCATTCCCTACTGCGAGCGCTCCGAAATCGGCAATGGCGTGGTGTACACCGCTCCCAGCGCGGCCGGTCCGGTTTACGACTTCACTGATCGCGACTTCCTCGACAAAAAGCAGCCAGTCAAAATCAACATCAAGCGCTCGGTGGACCAGTACAACCTGCAACCGGTGGCCTATGTCAGCCGGGACAATGCCTACTCTGATGCCCAGACCACGGGTGTTGACCAGGGCGGCGTGTACGCGCGCTTCACCCAGCGCGCCCAAAACAAAACTTACAAGACGATTTTCACCAGCGACGTCGCCGACAAAGTCGCGATCGTGCTGGTGAAGAAGCAATCCATGCAGCCACTCGAATACGAATTCGAAGTCTCCTCTATTCGCTATCCGTTTGTCGAAGCGATGGACGTGGTCACGCTCACCGACAAGCGTACCGGCCTCAGCCTGTGTCCGGTGCGAATCACCGAGGCCAACGAAGACGATAAGCACAAGATCTCCTGTAAGGCCGAAGATTTTTCATACGCGCTGAACGCGCCGCAGCAGATTGCCTCGGCTTCGCAGCAGGGCACGGCCGTGCAAACCAATCACCTGCCCGGTCCGGTGAACCCTCCGGTGATCTTCATCAACACGCCACAAATGAATGGTGGCGCGGGCGGAGTGTTTCTCACCCTCGGCCTTTCTGGCGCCAGCCCAGACTGGGGCGGCGCACTGGTTTGGGCCTCTCTTGACGGCACAACTTTTACCCAGGTGGCGACTCAGGTGGGCCGCAGCGTGATGGGCCTGACTACGGCCGATTTCCCGTCACACGCGGATCCCGACACTGCCGACGATCTTCCGGTGGACCTGACGGAGAGCCTGGAGACCCTGAACTCGTTCTCTACCGCCTACGAAGACGCCTTTGTGAGCCTTTGCTATGTCGATGGCAGCGCGGTGGGTCCGATTCCCTACGAGCTGATCTCCTATGGACTGGCGGTGCTCACCGGCGCGAATCTGTACACGCTGAAGGCGACGGGCGGCGGCAACAAGATCCGCCGCGGCGTTTACACCACGCCGATCGGCGATCACCCACTCGGCTCAAAGTTCTTGTTCCTGGGCGGACCGATCGTGCGCCTGCAAGTGGATCCGAAGTGGTTTGGGCAAACCGTGCATTTCAAATTCACCAGCTTCAACAGCTTCGGCAATCAGATCGAGAGCCTGGCGTCGGTGACGGATTACCCCTTCGCCATTCCCGCGAACCCGTTGGGCTGGGACACGGGCGATTTTTACATTAACTGAGGAACGTGAGCACAAATGCCGGTTGCAGGACAAACCCCGACGCGCATTCACCTGGTCGATTCCACATCGGTCACCTGGGTGCAGATCGGCGCGGCTTATCCGGATCCGAACGATCCCACGAAACTGGTGCGCGATGTCCAGGCGTTCGCTCCTCGTTTGCAGATCGACGACCTGTCGGCCGCCTGCAACGGCACAAATACGGCGTTCACCTTGTCGCAGACGCCGAAGCAAATGTTGGGAGTAGTGCTGAAGAAACAGTTTCACGTGCCCATTCCAGGAGGAGATTTTTCTGTAACTGGCACGACTCTTAACACAGCTTTTACGGATGCGGGCGGAAATGTTCTGCCTCCGGGATCAGGGGAAAAACTCTATGCGATGTACTTTTATTAAGTTGCTGTTGCTGCTGGTTTCGGTTTCGGCCGCGGCGGCGGGGCAGGATTACACCAACATCGACACCGACATCAAAGGCTCGCGCTGGCCGGCTTTCGGCACAGATTCAGGGGCGGCGAACGCGTACGTGCTGACCACGATCGCGCCGCTCGGTCCAGGGCTGAGAGACGGCTCATGCTTCGAGTTCTTCGCTGCCCATGCGAACACCGGGGCTTCAACGATCAATGTGCGGTCCACCGGGGTGCTGGCGATCGTAAAGAATGTTTCAGTTGCCCTCACTGCCAATGACATTGCCACAAACGGGCTCACCGAAGTCTGCTACAACCTGGCGAACAACAACTATCAGCTTCGCGGGAATGGGCTGCTGAGTTTCTCAAATCTGAGTGGAACTCTCGGCTGCTCGCAGATGCCGACGCTCACTGGCGACGTCACTAATTCCCTGTGTGCGTTGACCGTCCTAAATCTTCCGAACGGAACGACCCAGGCTGGAAGTATTCTCGCGACGAACATCGCCGCACCGAGCACGCCTGCATCCGGGAAGACTCAGACCTACACCGATTCGACTCTAAAGCTGTTGTGCGCAGTGAACGATGCCGGCACCAGGAGCTGCACCCTGGTTCCTGATACCTCTGGCACTTCGCATCAGTTCGTCATCTCGATCATCGGCGGCGTGATTGCTCGGGCGCAGCCGGGGTTCACTGATTTGTCGGGATCGGCCGCCTGCTCCCAGCTTCCCGCCATTACTGGCGATGTGACCACCTCGGCGGGATCGTGCGCGACGACCTTGGCAACTACATCTGTTACGCCTGGCAGCTATACGAATACAAATCTGACGGTGGATTCGAAAGGGCGAATTACATCAGCTGCTAGCGGCACGGGAGGCGGCGGGGGCGGGGGCGGCGGTGCTTCTTCAAGCCAGTTGCCGATTGACGACACCGCTTCGCCGGTTGGGCTAGCGGGATTGTGGACTGCAAAAGCAATTACTCTCGCAAACGGCACCACCTATCAAACACCAGCGAACAACACGGCTCTTCAATACTGGATGGACGTTTCAGGAAACAACGCGACACTAACATCAAGCAGTGGTTCTTGCAGCCCTGTCTTTAAGACAGGACAGACTCCGGGCGGCGGTCCGGCCTTGGACAACACCAGCACACAATGCCTGCTCACCCTCAACGGTCCAGAGGAAAAGATACGATTCCGGGGAGAGGTTACAGCGTTCATCGTTGTCAAGGTCACCAACTTGAACAACGGATATTTCATCAGCTCCAACTCCTGCTGTGGTGGCGGCTTTGATTGGTTCATCAATAGTGCTAGCCATCTGACGCAGCTCAACTCCGATGCGGTCGGTTCTCTAGGTACGGGAACGGCAACTTGGAATACGACGAGCTGGCACTATGCGAACGTTTCATGTATTTACGGTACCGGAAACCATCCTGTTTTTCGATTAGACGGTGCGGCGGATACGACGGTAACAACAGCCCACAGTTGTGCAGACCTTGGATTTTTTAGTGCCTTTGGCTATGTTGCAGGCGTTTCGGGATTCGCAAACTGTATCTGTGAAATTGCAGAAGTCCGACTCTACCATCGCGCACTCAGCACCGCAGAGAAGCAGGCGATTGAAGCAATCGAAGTAGCGAACTGGTTTTGAACTCTATCTCAGGGCGTTCGTGAGCATCGGCTGCGCCGCTAGAGCCAGAAGAATAAAAAAAAGGCAGAGGAGGATCAAGAGGCCATTGACCAGGCTGTACTTTGTCGGCATCAGCAACAAGAAGAGCACAACGATAATTGCGATGCCATCACCCAAATGATGCTGCAAAAGTATGGCGGTGCCAACGAGCAGCAGGATTCCGGTTTGCCACATCGCTAGAACCGCGACGCGTTCGCTGAATCCCTGACCGACGAGCCATCGCTTTATCTGTCCGATCACGACGTGAGCACCTTCGCCAGGCCGAATACCGCGGCCAGAAAGAGATTCCAGGCAACGATGAAGAAGTAAGCCACGTTGCCGACCCACACCAGCTTCTTCATCGGCAGCACTGCGGCACAGGCCAGCAGTTTCGATACGATCAGGCCGCCGATCAGACCGAAGGCGACGATCAGATGTAGAGTGACCGGATTCACTTCGAGCAGGCCGAAGTGAAAGCAGGCCAACGTGAGCAGCAGATCGGCGAGTTGAAGAGCCGCGAATAGGAGTTTGCTGTTGAGCGTTTTCATTTCTTCACCTTGGGGCGGTTCCAGTAGGGCGATTTGCACTTCGCGCAGCGGTCGGGTTTCTTGTCTGATTCCCATTGGTGACCGCAGACTTCACAGCCACACTGGAAGCGCTTTTTAACCACAGCCTTAATCGCCATACACGCAGGTGTACACCATGGTGCATACACCTGTCAAGAGGGGCACTTTCTTGCCCTGAAACCGAAGGGAATCTCCAATTGTCCAGCTAGCCGGCCACGCCGCACAGTGTAGCCATGCGAAGGGGCATGCCATCGTGAGCGGGCCGTTGGCCAGCGGGCACGTCGATGCCCAGGCAAAACAGTACCAGGACGAAAGTCCCGCGGCGCTGCTTAAGCAGCTCAATGAAAACTGGACGAAGTTGCGCACTTTCGAGCGCGCCGTTGGCGATCGCGATCGCACTATCGACCGGCTGCACAGTTCGGTGGCCGAGCGCGACAAGGCGATCAGGCTGCTGAATTCGCGGCTGCGTTTCGCAAAGATTCGCGTTGCCTTGCTCTATGCGCTCGTCGGCGGCGCCGCGGCAAAAGGCATTGAGGCTCTGGTCGTCGCGTTGACACATTTATTCCTTCGCTGGATCCAGCAACCATGAGGCTCGAACTGTGAACGACGTGCAACGTACATTCCTCGAAAAGGCGACGGCGGAAGCCACCAAGGCGAATCATCCCTTCCCGCGCATGGCGGCCTGCGAAGCCGCACTCGAATCGACTTGGGGTAATAGCGAGCTCGCGCGCGAGGACTTCAACCTGTTTGGGACCAAGCAACATGCACACCCGATCTATGGGACGGTGAATCTGCCGACCAGGGAATGGGTGAACGGTCCGGACGGACACTCTACTGACGGCCGTTGGGTCACGGTGACGGCGCACTGGGTGAAGTATCCCGACTGGGCCGCCTGTTTCGCCGATCGGTTGGCCACGCTGCAGCGGCTATCGAACGCATACCCGCACTATGCGGCCGCGCTGCGCGCCCCGGATGCAGAGACCTATATCGCCGAAGTTTCAAAGACCTGGTCAACGGATCCGGACCGCGGGAGAAAAGTTCTTTCGATTTATCAGCAATCCGCGGCCGCGGCGCCGCCAAAGGAGTAACGGCCATGGGCTTCACTGATGTTTTGAGGAAATCGTTCCCGTTTATTACGGCCGCAGCGTCGATGGGCGGACCACTCGGCGTAATGGCCGCGAACGTTGTGGGGAAAGCAATTGGCGCAGATAAAGCTCCGGCCGGAACCGCAGATGGGATCTCGAACGCGATCGCGACCGCACTTGCCAATCCTGAACAACGGGCTGCGCTGCTGAAGGCCGAGCAGGATTTTCAGTTGCAGATGGCGGAGCTCGGATATAAAGATGCCGAGGAGCTAGAAGCCACTGCAGAGGCTGATCGCGCCAGCGCCAGAAACCGGGAGATAGCGACTCAAGATAAATTCCCGAAGTATTTTGCGGCTCTGATAACGCTCGGCTTCTTCGCGCTGATCTTTCTCGCGGGTATTAGAGGGTTTGGCGAGCAATCGCGTGATCTCACCAACATCATGATCGGAACTCTTGCGTCGTCCTTCGCCGCAGTCGTCAGCTACTATTTCGGTTCAAGTGCCGGAAGCGCGAAGAAGACAGAGCTGCTCGCCCAGGCCCAGCCGATTCAGAAGTAACGGAGGCAATGCCCGTGGAATTCTGGATCTTCTTCACGTTCGTTAACGCCATCCTCGTGGGACTGGCAATCCACCAAGGATCGAAGGCCAACAACAGCACCGGCGAGGATGCGATGGGCGCCACTATTGGAGCCTTTTTCTTTGCTACTTTGGCCGTGGCGTTCACAGTAATCGCTTTGCTCGCAAAACTGATTCTCTAGGAGGAACTTATGTTCATAGAAATCTCAATCACCGCAGTCGTGTGCACCGGCGCCGGTGTATTCATCGGCCGGAAGTACGAGCAGAAGATCGTCGCGAAGGTGTTGTCGGAATTTTCGCGCGTCGATCAGGATGCGCGGAGCCTGGTGAGCCGGATTTACTCTCGTCTCACCAGCGGGGTGAAGGCGGAGTTGGACAAGCTGAGCAAGATGGTTTGAGACTCGCGGACCTCAATCCTGAGTTTCTGGTCCGCACGTCAGAAGACTCCTGGCGGCGGACGGATCGAATTGCGGGCCCCGCGGACGGAATTATTTTTCTTTGTCCGGTCTGCTTCAAGACGAACTCTGGCGCGATTGGCACGCACTCGATTATTTGCTGGAGGCCTCGCGTGCCGGTTGGGATCACGCCCGGACCAGGACGATGGGAATTTCAGGGATAGGGCTTCGATGACCTGACCCTCGTCGCTAGATCTTCGTCGGTGCTTTTACACGGAGGATGCAACGCGCACTTCTTTGTGAGGAGCGGCGAGATCGTCCTGTGCTGATGGACTTACGTCGCCAGCCGCAGCGGCGCCGACGGCGGAAAAACTTCCACCTCGGTAAAGCTTGGAGACATGGGCGGAAGTTCGAGGCGCTTGCGCAGCTGCTGCCACGCGGCAATGATGATGGCTGGATTGGTGGCCGTCATCTGGCAGATCATTTCGTAGGCGAGCATGTTGAGCGGTTGCGTTTTAGGCGGCTCGTCGCCCATCGCGATCGCGATCGCGCATTCCACGCAGACGTAAACCTGGCGCAGCTCCGACTCCAACCGCGGTTGAATCCCCACCGATCGGCACGAAGCTCGAATGGCGACTGCGGCCTGGTTGATCTCGACCGACTCTTTGCAGCGGATACACGGCTCAGCATTCCTGGCAACCATCCCGCACCCCCTCTGAACTCGGGGCCACGGTGGCCCCACGCCCTGTAGTGTCGCAGCAGAGTCTCCGCCGACGCCGATTTTTCTGCTTTAGCCTGAACCTGCCAAGTAAACATCTCCGCTTCTACCTGATCTCCGGTATTACCTCGGTGTGGGTTCAGCGCCGAATTCGCTGGCCATCAGGCACATCGCTGAATCTAAGCTTGAGAGACCGCGATGAGAGTTTGTGATGATCCCCGCAACCGCACACATTTCGAAGTCGAAGACCGAGGCACCGCGGTGTTTGCCGGCTGCAACCACCGGTCTGTCTGAGCGACCGACCAACGAAGAGATCGATCAGTTTGCCCTGCGCATTGCCAACATTGTGGCTAAGTCAGGCGCGTTCGACGCTTTTTGTGACCGAATCGACAGTCTGCTCGCCAAGGCCGACGCAGCGCGCCGCTAGGGCTATCCCTGACCAGAAGTCAATCTCCAGTACCTTCCTGGGCGGCGCGCTGTTTCAATTCACCTGAATTGAAAAACCGGCTTTTTGTCGCGAAATTTTACTTCTGAGTAAACAGGGAAATGAATCAGGTCGCACTCTACGCGCGCGTCTCGAAGGATCTCTGCCGAACTTGCAGCAGGGCGGAGGCGACGCACGACCAGAATACCGGCCACGAGTTCAGAGGTCAGGATCCAGAGGCCCAGCTCCAGCCGTTGCGCGAGATGTGCCGCATGCGCGGCTGGACGATCGTCCACGAATACATAGACCAGGGTTGGAGCGGCGCTTCAGAGTCCCGGCCGGCTTTCGACGAACTGACGGCCGCGATCACGGCCACGGATCCGAAGAAGCCAGAGACCCGGAAGTTTGACGGCGTCGTGGTTTGGAAGTTTGATCGATTCTTCCGCTCGACCAAGCACATGCTGCAGGTGCTCGACACGTTCATCGCAAAAGGTCTCGAATTTGTTTCACTCACGGAGTCGATCGACACCTCGTCGCCGATCGGCCGGCTTCTGTTCACGATTCTTGCGGCTATTGCGGAATTTGAACGGAACCTGATCGCCGAGCGGATTCGAAACGGAATGAAGAAGCTCGGGGCAAAAAAGCCTGGACCAAAGATCAGCGCTCGTGGTCCTTCGCGCAGCACTCTCTGGCGCCGCAGTCGATCGGTTTGAATGCCTGTGCGCAATGTTGTTCCGTTTCCGTAACAAATCTTTCATCTTGACAGGTAGGCTCGATAGTCCCATCATGCCGAAACCCGCGACAGGTGCGGGATTTGTTCGGTTTTCGTAACAGCACAAATCTTTACGCGAGTTCAGCGGTCCCTGCTGGTATGGGCAAAACCCACCTCTGGTCTGCAAGGAGGAATTCATGCCTCGGGGATCCTGAAAATGGAAACGATTGTGCCGACTCCTTCACTTACGCAGTTGCCGTTCACTTCTGCCTGTGAAGCCTGGCTAGAATCTCGTCGTCCCTACATCTCACCGAAGACTCATCACGAATACAAACTCAACATCAAAACCCTCGGCGCTTTCTTCGGGGAGCTGCGGCTGCACGAGATCGATGCCGACTTGGTTCGCGCGTATCAGCGAACGCGAAAGCTGAAGTGTGGGGCGTTTGCTATCAATCATGAATGCGGCGTGCTCTGTCAGATCCGCAAGCGCATCGGAATGCCGCTCGAAGATTATCAACCTCTGCCATTGCCCAAAGAGCAGCGGGGAAGGGCGCTGTCCGACGAAGAGAGATCGCGGCTGTTGCGCGTGGGTCAGTCGAATCCAGACTGGGAAGCGGCTTACCTCGCAACCGGGATATCGGTGAACACGACAGCCGGGCCGAAGGAAACTGCGAGCTTACGATTGAAGGACGTGGATATTGAGCGCCGCTTCATTCGTGTGCAGCCTGGCGGCGCAAAGAACGTGCATCGATTGCGGACCATTCCACTGAACGATGAAGCGCTCGAATACGCGAAGGCCGCTCTGGCGCGAGCGAAACGGCTTGGCTCGGTCGGGCCTGAGCATTATCTTTTTCCGTTCAGAGTGAAGGGCGGCAACAGGCACGTCGCTGTCTTTGATTCAACTCGCCACCAAACTACTTTCAAAACTGCCTGGATCAAGATCAAGGCTGCGGCGAGGATTCACAACTTCCGCATGTACGATCTGCGGCATCACGCCATGACTGCGCTGCTGGAAAATCCGGAAGTTTCAGAACAAACCGTCGAGGACATCGCCGGCCACGTCTCGCGGGAAATGAAGAAGCGCTATTCACACATCCGCATGGAGTACAGGCGGGCAGCGGTAGATGGAATCGGTCCGAAGAAACTACCGGCGAAGAAAATTCGGCGGCGAAAAACGGCCGCGATTTCCACAGAGCGCGACGAGCTCGTTTCTCAGCTCTCGACTTTGATTGCAAAGCTGCTGAAAACCGCGTGAGAGGCCGGAACCGCGCTAGTTAACCCCCTCTGCGATCACCGCGCCATTGCTGCCCAAAACGGAACTTTTCCTTGCGTGGTGCGGCGGAGTTGAAAACTTTTCCCTTGATCCCTTACCGGCAAGGTGTACTATTCGCTCGTATGGAAGCAGCAGAGAAGAATCCCGCAGCTGTGGCACTTGGCAGGAATGGTGGATTTGCGCGAGCGAAGAAACTTTCCGCACAGGAGCGCAAGCGCATTGCCACTATCGCCTCCCAGGCAGCAGCCAAAGCCAGAACAAAAACAGCGGGGAAGCGAAAAACTTCTGCAGCTTGAAAATCCGGTGGGGGCTCTCGAAGGCCCTGAGCAACTGATGGTTCGACCTGACCTACTCGCTCTTAATCAGTAGGTTGTAGGTTCGATTCCTACCGCGCTCACCAACCTTCCCGAGTCCCTACCTAAACGGTGGGGAATGTGCGCCTTACACCCACAAAATTTGAAGTTGTCGTAACCCAGAGCAACTGTTTTCTGGGATCTCATTCGTGCTGCTGCCAGCCAGCGCACGGGAAAAGGAAAACTCAGCCAAAAGCAAACGGCGCGGTATAGGTCCGCGCCGCCGTAAAGCTTGCTGAAAGCCGCCCATGGCCTCAACGATTGCAATATACCCCAAATCGCACGTCTCGACTAGCACGAAAAATCGGGTCCGCGAACTCGTTCACCGACTCGGTCTCCCCAGCCTGGTTCTTAGCACCGCGATGAAGCACGTCCTGGACTTCGTGGTCTTCGTCGCCTTCCTGATCGCGCTCTTCATGGTGCCGGCATGAGCGCGAGACAAATTCCGCTACGTCTCCGGTCCATCGCCGGCGCAAGGCAAATCCCGTTGCGCTTTAAGCCTAGCTCGCCTGGTCCGTGCCCGTTCTGCGGGGGTAGCGGCTGGCGCCAGCTTGACGACCATCGCGTGACGCGGTGCGAATGCAGGATCGACCACGAGATTGAGGAAGCGAAGGTTGTGTCTCTGGCCGATCGCAAGCCTGTCGTTGATCGTAAGTCCGCGGCCGCTGGAGGCGATCGGTGAGCCGAATCATCATCGGGAAATCCGGCAAGCGCAATATCGGTTTCGATCTCGATGTGCTCTTGCCGTCGCGTTTGCTCATCACGGCTGATTCGGGTGGCGGGAAGTCTTGGGTGATGCGCGTCCTTCAGGAACAGCTCTTCGGCAAAGTTCAAGTCATCACGATCGATCCCGAAGGTGAGTTTGCCAGTCTTCGCGAGAAATTTCCCTTTGTGCTTGTCGGCAAAGGCGGCGAGACGCCAGCAGATACGCGTTCCGCTGCGTTAGTTGCAGAGCGGTTACTGAAGCTGAGGGCTTCGGCGGTTTGCGACATTTACGACATGAAGCCGCACCTGCGGCATTCGTGGGTGAAGCTGTTCATCGAGGGGCTGATCGAAGCGCCGAAAGAGCTGCGCAATCCACTGGTGCTGATCGTCGACGAAGCCCACGTATTCGGTCCAGAGAAGGGCGAGTCAGAAGCCCTGGGCGCGATGATCGACGCTGCCACACGGGGTCGCAAACGCGGCATCTGTTTGGTGTGCGCAACCCAGCGGTTAGCAATGTTGAACAAGGACATAACCAGCAACCTGCAAAACCGTCTGGTAGGGCCGACATTCGAGGACGTGAATCGCAAGCGTGCTGGAGAAATGCTGGGAGTGTTGCCGGGCGCGCCCATGCGTCAATTCTTTCATCAGATCCAGCTTCTCAAGCCTGGAAACTTCTTTGCTTTCGGTCGAGCGATCGCCGAGAAACGCACGCTGGTAAACGTTAACCAGATACAGACGACGCATCCCAAAGCTTTTGGCGCCAAGCACGCCGCGCCACCCCCGCCGACGCCGGAAAAAATCAAGGCGCTATTGCCCAAACTGGCAGACCTCCCCAGGGAAGCGGAAGAGAAGGCGCGGACAGAAGCCGATTTTCGCCGCGAGATTCGCGAGCTGAAAACAAAGCTGAGCGTTGCGGAGAGAGCGCAACCGCGCACTGCTGTGGATGTTGCGAAGGTTTATCCGGCTCCAGGAAAGACGATTCAGCAATTACGCGGAGCACTGAGGGAGGCGGTGAAGATGATCGCTAAATTTGAGAGTCAGACTTTTGACGCTGTGAGCGTTGACCGTGAACAGGTGGAGGCCATCGTAAAGAACGCAGTCGAGCGAATCGTTGGACTTGCGAACAGCGCGACAACTCATCAGCGAAAACAATTCGAGTCGCTGAAGCGTGAAGCGAAGCCAGCTCTGGAAAAGTTGCAGCGGTTGTTAGATCAGAAGGACCCTCAGGCCGTGCCAATAGCTACGGCGCCAGTGAAACCGCAATCGGTGAACAAGGTTTCTCGTCCACCGAAAGAACCATCGATAAGTATCAGCAGCGATGGTGATTCGTCATCGCTGCGTCGAGGCGCAAAGCAAATCGCAGGAATTCTTGCGGCCTACTATCCAAACGCCATTAAGCGCCGAGTTCTCGCAGCATTGTGCGGACGGCCGGATGGTGGTGGCTTCGGGAATGACTTGAGCGATCTGAGGGGCGCTGGACTCTTGGAAGATGTGGGGCGCGGCGAACTAAAGGCCACAGAAAAATGCTCACACGATTTTATCGGAAGTGTTCAGCCGCCAACGAATACAGAGGAGGTCTTATCTCTCTGGCAATCGCGCCTTTCAAATGGTGCGTTCACAATCCTCAAATTCCTTGCGGATCACGGCGGTGAACCGATACACCGCACCGAATTAGCTGAAAGGGTTGGCAGGCCCGACGGTGGCGGATTTGGAAATAATCTCAGCGAGCTGCGCATCGCTGGATTACTTGACGACCCAGACAAGGGAGTAGTTGCGGCCAACAAAGAGGCAATGCTTTTGCCGGAGTATGCCGCGTGAAGCGTCCTCCTGAATTCGAGTGGACGTTCTCGACGTGCGGGCGAGAACGAAACTGTCACCAGTGCCGATCGATGACGAGCGGCTACCTGACCAATCTCCGCACCGGTGTGCGCAAACCTTTTTGCTCAACCTGTTTTTTCGCTGCGATCAAAGAAGTCAGTCCAAGCTCTGCACCACGGAAACGACCTAATTCCGCGCCTGCTGAGCGGTTTCGAGAGGAGCAATTGCGTTTATGTTGACCTACCACGGCAAACAGGAATTGAAAGACGAGCGCATCGCGCAAGTGCGCGCGCATCGACTCGCAGATCAACTGGTGAAAGGAATGTATTGGCAGGACGGCAAGGGATGCGCCGTCGGCTGCACCATTCATGGCAGTGACCATAATGCCTACGAGACCGAGCTAGGCATTCCCGAAGAACTCGCGTGGCTCGAAGACAGCATCTTCGAGAACCTGCCCAATGGCGACGCGATGATGTGGCCAGAACGTTTTCTCGAAGCAATTCCGGTCGGCGTGGACCTTCGCGCCACTCACATCAACAAGCGCTACGTGCTCGCACTACTGACCGACGAAAAGCGAGGGCTGATTCCGCGGCTCGAAGAAGGCGACGAGAAACGGGAAGCGCTTGAACTCGCAGGTTTCCTGCGAGAAGGAATTGCTAAGGCGGCGCCAACGGCGGCGCCGAAAAAATTAGCCGACCTGGCCTACCTGGCCGACCTGGCCTACCTGGCCTACCTGGCCTACCTGGCCGACCTGGCCTACCGGGCCGACCTGGCCTACCGGGCCGACCTGGCCGAAATTCTGCTCGAAGTGCTCGCCGCTAGCGCGCCGATCACTTCTCAGGCGCTGGCGAAGTGAAAACACTTCGCCAAACCGTTAGTCATCTGATGGTCGCGATCCACCGGATCTCTCCGCAACTCGCCGACTATCACGTCGCCGAAATGAGCGACGAGGATCTCGCCTTTCAATTGCAGATGTACCACCGCCTCGGCATAGCGGGAGCGGAGTTGAGTGTCGTGGGTCCAAATCTTAGATCGGGCGACCTGTCTTCTACCCGGTTTTCAGGACCCGAGACGATGACGGCAGGCTCGCGACACTCAACCCTGTTCCCGACCGGACAGGCCATGCCAGATTCGGAAGTAAAAAACCGGGGAAAGACGGGGCCGGCGATAAACCGGGCCTGAGAAAAAACGGCGGAGTGCGCACGCCTTTGAAGTGGCGCGCTCTACGTGTCTCTAAAGCAAGTTCCCGCGCGAAGCGCGGGAGAAAGGTTTTGACTTCTTTACTTGATACCAGTGAATAAATCGACAGATCAAAATTCGACGCCCCCGCCTGATGGGTTGCTGGCTCAGGAGTTTTTAGGGAAAGAGTTTCGGCTTCTCGATCGCTACGAGATGCAGCGTGACCTAGTTGAAGCTCTTCAAAACACTGAACATCACACCCATCTGGTTCCGAAGGTTGCGGCCTGTCACAAGAGTTTTCGTCACTGGCGATGTGAACGCAACCACGACTGGGCCGAAGCAGAGAATTCCTGCTCGGTTCGCGTTTGTCCGCATTGCTCACACCGGCGCTCGAAGATTTTGGCCGAGCGCACGCAGTCCTTTCTGGTCGGCAAAGCTGGTTTGCGTTACGCAGTTCTCGCGGAGCGGAACTCGGACGATCTGCAGGCTGGTATCTCTTCGCTTTGGGAGAGTTGGACGCGTCTTCGCAGGTCTGTGAAGTGGAAGCGCAAGGTTCAGGGCTGCATTGTAGCGCTCGAAGTTACCTATAACCGCGAGCAGAAGACCTGGCATCCGCACCTGAATGTGCTGATGGAAGGAGAGTATTTCCCGTTTGAGGAACTGAACCAGGCCTGGATTGAGGCCACGAACCACCGCGGGCAAACGTCGTTCATCCGTGCGGCGGATGAAGGTACGGTTCACGAGTTGATCAAATACGTCACGAAAGTTTCTGATCTGCTCGATGATGCATCGGCGCTCGATGAATTTCTAACTGCTGCTCACGGGCGCCGCCTAATTCGCACCTATGGCAGCTTTCGCGGCTTGTCATTGGCCGACGAAGAGAGTCCCGAAACCGGTGGAAAGTGTCCGGATTGCGGTCCTGGCCACAACGTTTCGGTGGTCCAGCTTGGCTATGTCCATGCCCACCAGCTGCGCTTTGATTTCGAGAAAGGAGTTTTTCGTGTGGCGCGATCGCCTGGCGCAATTGCGCGGGACCTGGACGATTCGCTGCTTTTCGTTCCAGGTTGGATTGACCTCTGTGACTCGGTCGAACGTGAGCGCATACGGCGTATGCACGATGCCAAGCGCGATCGCCGGTGGGGTCAACCGTTGCGTCAGGCAGTGAAAGAGTTTGCGGCGCAGAGCCGCATAACTAGCGGCAATTAGCCGCAAAAAAAGGAGAAGTGAAAATGGCAACAGCACCAGCAACACCCATTACCACCAAGCGGCGTGAGATGCAGGACGTCAAAGCGCCAGAGCAGTTTCAATTCAGCAAGCAGGGCCAGTCGTTGTCGGGGGTTCTGACCTCGATCGAGCCCACGACGGTGAAAGACAAGCAGGCGATCGAATATCTCTTCGTGGACGACAAGGGTGATCGCCTCACTTGCCTTGGAACGGCTGATCTCAACAAGAAAATTCATCCCGGTCACGTCGGTCACTGGATGATGATTCGTTACGAGACCGATGACAACTCTTTCCAGAAGGCTGGTCAGAGCGCGATGAAAGTCTTCAAGGTCCAGGTCTCAAAGGACAAAGAACCTGGGTTTTGAAGTTGTTGCTGGTGATGCCGGGGTGCGGCGAAAGCCGTGCCCTGGCAGTTATTTCGGTAGGAGAGCGTCATGAATTCACCGTTGATTCCGTCTCTTCGTATGGAACTGCAGCAGCTTCCCCCTCGGGACGAAGTTGGTGGTATCGAGCCGCTTTATATTCCTGTCGAATGGATGCGCTATTGCGAAATGTGTGAAAGCGAGCAGTGCTTTGTGGCTCGTGAACGCTGCGCCACTGGGTTGATCTGCCGTTGTTCGAAGTGTGGGGACGAACGCATTGCACCTTTCAGCCGCAGCAATAGCGTTGCGGTCGTTTGGGAGGTCTACACCTGATGTGTCACCAGCTTTCCATCGACGGCCAGCGTCTCATCCTTTGCGGAGGCAGAAGCAAGGCTCAGTTTTGTCTTTGCGGATATCAAGCGGCTTTTCTTTGCGACTGGAAAGTCTCGGAGAAAAAATCAGGAACCTGCGACAAGCCCCTCTGTGCGAAACACGCGAAGGAAGTAGCTGCAGGAAAACACCTGTGCCCTTTTCATCAGCACAAGTATGAATCCTGGAAGCGCAGGCATCCGGATCGCCTGGTGATCGTGGAAAGTGGAGTGCAGCAATCTCTGTTCTCGGAGGTAGTTCCATGCCTGACGTAATTCGTGATCCGATCACTCCCGAGGAATGGCAAGAAGCTGTTGACATGGCGGAGTTCCTGCTACTTCTCGAATCCGCAAAAATGTACGGGCTTATCTCGTTTGAAAGCAAGATCAGCCCGAAGCGGTGCTGTCAGATCATCGAGCGCGGTGCAGCAAAAGGATACACGCCGGCTTCCGAATCAGCACTGATCAGAAGGTTTTTGGTGCCGGCATGAGGGCGAAGGAATTCATCGCGTCGATTTGCCCTGTCGATCCGCAAGAGACGAGCGTGATGTTCTTCTACCTGGCTGAGCACGTGCGAGAAGCGCAGCTAGATGACGGCCGTCATCTGTGTCTGGTCGCTGACTTCGCGGACTGGCTGCACGAGCTGGCCGAGGCATCCATCGCGAAGGCGGTGGCCAACAACCCGCGAATGGTGGTCTTGCGTCCGATCGACCGAACCTGCCCGCGGTGTGGACATGTTCACCAGAGGGCCTACGAGTGCGGTGAGGACATGGGTGGAGGTCGTATCTGTCGCTGTGAAATGGCGGTGCCGGTGTGATAAGGAAGACAACTCTTATTGATGGGGGGCATTCGGATGCTCAGCTCTGCCGTACAGGAGTGCGGCTTGCTGCGATTGTCCGGCTCGGTCACGCGCGCAGGAGGCGATGAGGACGAAGGGTTTCATGTTAGAGTGCTACCGATGATGATTTGTCAGCGGTGTGGAAAGAAACGGAAAGAGTTGTCAGGTATGCTGATGAGGTACGGCAAAAAGCCCGCCTTCTTCGTGTGTAAGACATGCAAGAAAGAATTGATTCGACGCTTATCGGCACACGGGCTGCGACGAGCTAGCTAACCTCGACAGTTCCATCCCCCAAAACATAACGGTCAATTCCTCGCGCTTTCAGGCACGGCCTTCCCGCGGAAGGAGCGAATCAAGCAGCCTATCTGATTCAGTCAATTGGACTTGGGAAACGCGAGAGAAATTTCGCAGTTGCGCGAGTTGAATTGAGTGAGTGCGTTCCGTCGAGTAAAGGTGTGAATCAACAAGCGGTGGCTTTTGTGCAGAGGAATGGCGAAAGGCGCACTCCCTGCAAGAAAAAAGCACGGACCCTAGTTAATCCCACTTTGGTAATCTTGGGCTGAGCCGCATGTTAAGCCTAGACTCTCCACATTATGTCTAGCAAGCTCCTTTCCAACACTTTCCAAACTCAGACGTCTCCACATAGGCGGTTGGTGGTCGAAACCGAAAACGGACAGACCACTTCCTGCAGGTGGGAGACGCGATTTGCGCGGCTTGTTCGTCGCTACGGAGTCGCAAAACTTGCGCGCGACTTAGAGGTAGATCCAACAGCGATTTATCAGTGGGTGCGCGGATCGGTCAGTCCCAGGCCAGACAAGGCAATGCTTATCGTCGTGCTGCTGAAGCCAGTTGGACGTCTCAGGCTGGATGACATTTACAAACACAGGCTCACAGTTCAGGCGAATGCGCGGCTATCCTGAAAAGTAACCACAGTGCTCATAAAAACTCAGCTCGATTTGTCGGGGGCGCTCGCTCTCACTGATCTGATTCTGAAGAAAGTTCCCTACTCCACGAACAATGCACTCACGCGAACAGCAAAAGAAGTTGTGGACGTCGAACGCAACGAGCTGAAGACAGAGTTTCAGATCCGCAAACAGTTCATCCTTAACCGCGTAAAGATCACGAAGTATTCTCGGCCTGACTCACTTTGGACGATCGTTGCGATCGATAAGAATGTGCAGGGTGGCGATCTGCTGCTGACCATGTTTGAAGAAGGTGGAGAAAAACTACCTGCATTAGGAAGCGAACTGGCCGTTCCATTGACTGGAAGCGCGGCCAGGCCTAGCTTTTCACAGACCGTGCGACCTTCTCTCCTCTATAAATCTTTGAACATGCAAAAGTTCACCACGCGACTAGGCAAGATTCAATACAAAGGAGATCGCAGGACGTTTGTGATTCAGGGTGTTGGAATCTTTCAGCGCGGATCAAATAGCAGACGAGGAAAGCGAGGGAAGGGAGGATCAGGAAGCGGTCGCGATGAAAGTGGAGCGACGCTGATCTATAGTTTCAAGCCTGGTGTTCCTCTTCGCGCGCAGATGCACTTCGTGAGAACAGCGCGTGAGTTCGTTCAGTCGAGGTTTTCAGATGTGTGGCGGGAAGAGTTTGTGAAAGAAATGGGGGGCAAGGCACGGTGAAGATGACCACCCCATCGCGGGTCCTCCCCGGCCGGCCGGCCCTCACGGGTGACGGCGAGCGCGGGCGGGCACCAGTGTAACAATTTTGTAACGTGATTTCGTTTTCGTTTCGATGAACTCTCCACTTGTCGTGATCGATGGCCGTCGCGCAGAGTTGGGACGTGCCGAAGAAGCGCACTCCATCGAAAAAGACCAAGGCCAAGACAGTCGCGAAGCCGCGGATCCGGCTCGTCGGCATCGCTGCGATCGCGGAGCGGTTGCGTCTGACACCGCGGCGGATCCAGCAGCTCGCCGGCGAAGGCTTGCCTCGAGTCACCCGTGGTAAATACGACGTTGACGCGGTCCTCGACTGGTACATTGCGAAGCTCGAACGCCAGCTCGCGCGCCAGACCGATGAGGATGGTGATATCGCATTGCGAGAGAAAGAAGAAATGCGAATGATCTCCGCAAAGGCGGACCTGCAAGAGCTCGATCTCGCCAGCCGGCGTCGTGAGCTCGTCTCGATCGCGGACGTGGAAAAGGAAATGACCGACCTGGTCATCACTACCAAGGCGCGGATTCTCACTGTGCCGGCGCGTGTGGCGCCGGAGCTGCTCGGTGAGCAGTCGCGTGTTGTGGTGCAGGCAAAGATCGAGAAAGCGCTGAAGGAATCCCTATCTCACTTGGCGGAGGTTCAAACCTATGGAAGCAATTAGCCCGGTACTCCACGCGAGTGGAGAATGTGAAGTTACCTACGCGAAGGACCAGCCGGAATATAGCCCACTTCCAACGTTCAGGACGGAAATGTCTGTCATCAGTCGCTGGAGGCTGACCGAAGACGAACGTCGCTATATCGCCGAAGGCGGCGATCTCTTCATCTGCATGATGAACTTTGGCGGTCCGCTGCTGCCGATCGTGCCGATTGCGGCTGATGCCGACACCGCATTGCAGGTCATGCTTCAGGCAGAAGCGGGGCTGGCGTCATGAGATCGCCTACGAAACTCGGTTACAAGATCAAAGCTGAAACGGCCGAAGAGCTTGATCAGGTTCAGACAATTGCCGGGATAAGGAACCGGATCAACGAGGCCAGATTCTACGATCCGCTAGTGCGACAGGTGTTTCGGCTTGCCAAAATTGAGAACCTCGGAGATGAGGATACTTTTACCCTCCTGGCTTATCACTCACTGGTTGCTAAAGAAAATCTTCAGAACAGTTTTCTTGAACACTTGCAAACGACGCCGAAGCCACCATTCTTCGTACTTCCTGGTATCAAGAGGCGGGAACATCTTGCAGTTCTTATGTTGTTGGTGCGACGTGCAACGTTGCTCGATAGATGGCGTGCGCGGAAGATTCCGGGCCACTGGCTGAATGCGGCACGACGAGAGATTTTGATTGGGTGAAGCATGTTAGGCACCCACGCCACGGCCGCTGAGCACTTCAAAGCTGTGGTGAAGTGCGTGTACGGCGCCTACGCGCCGCCACCTGACATCCTTGTCTCGGAGTGGGCGCGTCGCAATCGTGTTCTCCCGAAGGGAACGACAGCTAGGCCGGGACCATTTCGCCCTGAGCAGTTCCAGATCGAGATGATGGACGTGGTCTGCGATCCGAACGTGCATGAAATTGTGGTGAAGAAGCCGACCCAGGTGGGCTATTCGGATGCAGTGCTGAACAACATCATCGGCTACTACATCGACGTGGACCCGCGCCCAATCATGCTGGTGCAGCCGACGATCGACAACGCGAAAGACTATGGGAAAAAGCGTATCTCTCCGATGATTGAATCAACGCCGTCGTTGAAAGCGAAGATCCGGCCGGCCACGGCGCGGCGCTCAGGCAACACTCTGCAGCTGAAAGAATTCCCTGGCGGTTTTTTGAAGCTGGCCGGCGCGAATTCTGGAACCGGTTTGCGATCGGACCCGGTTCCGATCGTTCTGCTCGACGAAACTGAAGGCTATCCTGCCGACGTGGACGGCGAAGGCGATCCGGTGGAGATTGCGAAGCGCCGCACGGACCAGTTTACCGACTTCAAGATCGTGGAAGGCTCGACGCCGGCGAAGCCGAAAGGCTTCAGCCGCATCGAGAAGCGTTTCGAGGCCAGCGATCAGCGTTTTTTCCACGTTCCCTGCCCTTTTTGCGGCCGTATGCAGGGTCTTTTCTGGCGAGATCCCGAGACGCGCACGCATCGCCTGGTCTATCAGCTCGACGGCGCCGGCCAGGTCATCCCTTCGACCGTGGGATATCAGTGCATCGAGTGCGCAAAGCTGATTCCGGAACGACACAAACAGCAAATGCTCGACGCCGGCCGCTGGGTTGCGACGTTTCCCGGCCGGCCGCTGGTCGGTTTCGCTCTCAACGCACTGTATTCTCCCTGGCGTGACATCTGGGCGGACCTGGCCGTCGAGTGGGTTGAAGCCCAGCGCAATCCGGAGAAGCTCAAAGCCTTCATCAATCTGCGACTGGGCGAGACCTGGGAAGAACAGGGCTTTTCTCTCGAACCTCATGATCTGCGTCGGCGTTGTGAGAAATACAGCGGTGATGATGACGTGCAGGCAGAGGTCCCGAAAGGTGTTGGCCTTCTGACGGCTGCGGTGGACGTGCAGGACGATCGCCTGGTGGCAGTGGTGAAGGGCTGGGGTGCCGAAGAAGAGTCCTGGCTGATTGCGTATGAGGAGTTTTTCGGAGATCCCGGCCAGCAGCAGGTGTGGAATGAGGCCGACGAGTTCCTGCGCAACACCTGGAAGCATGTCAGCACCCGAATGATGGCGATCGCGGCCGTGTTTGTCGATTCTGGAGGCCATCACACCGACGAGGTTTACAAATTCGTGAAAGGCCGGCAGGCGCGCCGCATTTTTAGTTGCAAAGGATCGAGCGAAAGCGGGAAGGAGATCCTGCAAAAGTTCACCCAGAACAATTCGTATCGTGTCCGGCTCTACATGATCGGAACCGACACTGCGAAGGACCGGATTTTCTCGCGGTTGCAGATCCCGGCGCCAGGCGCTGGCTATATCCACCTGCCGAGCTGGGCCGAGGATGAATATCTTGAGCAGCTGACCAGCGAAAAGAGGGTAACGCGATATC